GCGCAGGGTCAAGCGTCATCATTGCTTTTGCGTTGTCGCCAGTAAATACATCCTTGAGTGCGTCCTCTTGATACATCCGCTCAAGGTTTGGTATTTCGTCAGCCGCACGCTCGACACGCCTTGCGCCATAGTTGCCCTTCATTCCGCGAACGGCCTCTCGCACATTATTGATCTTGCCGGGGATGATGATGCCGGGGGCTGGCAACCCAATTCGCGCTGTTGGCATCATGTCAATGCGCCTTTGCTTTGCCAATTTCTCGGCGGCAGCCGCTTCAGCCAACATGGCGTCGGCAGCCTTGCTGGCCTTCTCCAGCGCACCCATCACGCCCTTAGCAATCTTGCCACCGTCGGCTTTGTGAACTTCGCCCCCTTCTTTGTACAGGTAGCCTTTGCCCTTGATCACGTCGTCCATCACCTTAAGTGGGTGCTGGCCAGTCTCTTCGGCGGTGCGCTTGATCATGCGCTCGAGGTTGTCGATGTACAGCTCGGGCTTGGTTTTCAACGCGGTGACGTCGGCAGATCCATACCAACCCAGCGCTTGGGCCTCAGCGGGACTTATGTCGTGGCGCTTGGCTCCACGTTGCCACAGGTCCTCAAAGCCTGCGTATTCGGACCCTGAAGGCGCAGCCTCCCAGAAGCCGGGGCGCTCCTTGGCCTCCTTCAATGACATGCGCCCCTCGGCCACGTCGCGTCGAGGGAAGTGGGTCGCAATGATGTTGCCCTCTTCATCCTTCTCAACCAGCTTAGAGGCCAACCAACGTGGATCACCACGCTCGATGATGGGGCCACGCACTGCGTTGACATCCACCGTCACGGGACGTAGGTTGCCAAGATAGTTGCGGTAGAACGTGCCCAGCTTCCTGTCAGGCGGTAATGCGCCCATGATGTCGCCAGAGGCGATCTGCTTGCCACGGGCAAAGATGTCACCCTGCGCCAGCGATCCGTAGCCGCTTGGTAGCTCGATCGGTGTACCCTCGGGCCTGAGCGATGGGTCCTTCTTGATCTTGTTGGTCAACAGGAAAGCGTCCTCGGGCAATTGGCCTGTTTGGCTCAAGTAGTACAGGTAGCTGCCCATCCTGTTTTGTTGGTCCACTGGGTTGCGTTGGCTGGCGCTGGCCAACTGCGCAAGGAACTCGCGGTACTTTTCTTCGGACAAACCAGCATCCATGGCCACTTGACGCAAAGGCTCAGTGCCATACCACTCTTGCACGTTCAGCTCTTTTCCCTTGTTGATCAGCTTGTCAACCTTCTTGCGTGCGGTGGGGCTGTCAAGCAGGTCTTGCATGCGCTCGGTGTAGGCGGGCGACTTGCCCTCGGCGCGAGCCTTGTCCACCTTGGCCATGCGGGGCAGGTCCTCTTGCTTGACGTTGGGGGTGTACATGCCTTGCGATCTGGGCATCAGGGGCAGCCCAGTGCCTTGCGGTGAGGTCATGGGCGCTTGCTTGGACTTCATGGCCTCCTCGAGCTTGCCAGCCTTCTTGGCCTCAAGGATCTCGTCGGCCTTCTTGCTGACGTCAGACACAATGTCAAACAGCTTGAGCGCGACATTGGCCTTGCCGCCCTTGCCAGTCTTGCCACCCTCTTGCATGCGAACCGCGCCGCCACGGGCGTAGGATGGGCCTTCAATGATGTCTGCGCTGTCGCTCATGTCGGGCACGGTGTTGAACACCCCGCCGCCTGCGGCCATCTTGCGCACCTTGTTATGCCAATGGTCTTCGCGACCCCTGTACGAAGCGGGGACGCCTCCGCCAGCCATCGCCCACTCCTTCAGGGACTGACCCTTCTTCTTGGGAACCGAATCGGTTTCGATTGGTTTTAATGGGGGCAGGTCGATCAACTTGATCGGCTTGATGGGTTCTATGTGGCTAGGCATGCTCGTTACCTTTCGCTGGAATACCGCCATCATAAACGGAGGTCCGTGTCAAGTCCAATCGATTGTTGAGCCAATCTGCGAACTCGCGCATCGCCCACTCTTTATCGATAGCCTGCTTCCACGGGATGATCAACTCAAAGCGGTTGGCGTTCACGTCTATAACGGCGGTTTCTTTAGACTGCATAAGGGTTTACCTTTCTTACTCGTCCAGTGTCGGCGTAGTCGTCTTCGTCCCAGTCCTCATCAGGCGGCGGGTCGATGTCCAGCCAGCCAGAGTCGCGCAGATAGCGCAGGGCCTGTGTGCAGGCGTCCACGAGGTCGTCGTGCGTGGTCTCAGGGAATGAGCAGATCTGGCTCACAAAGCCCTCGGCCCAGTCCTTGACGTAACCCTTGCGGTTGTCGCTCTCAGGAACCCATACACGGCCACGGGCGATGATGTTGGACACAATGTTCAGGCGCTGGAGCTTGTCAGCTCTCCCGGGGTTGTAGGCCCTCACAGGCAGGTGGGCACGTTGCAGGTCTTGAATCAGCGAGATGCCCGCGCTCTTGTCCTCGATCAGCAGCAGGTCCACGCGCTTGCGGTCCTTGCCCTCACCGAACACGGTCTCGTACTCCTCGATGACCTTTGGGCGCAGGTCGGGGTACATCATGCGCTCCTGCCAACAGTCGATGATCATGGCCGACATGGGGCCGTCCTGCGGCTTGAACACGCCGAAGGTGATGCAGGCCGTCGGGTCGTTCTGCGCCTTCTCGCTGGTGGCCACGTCGTAGGACTGGAGGATGTACTCGAACTTGGGGAAGGCGCGGCCAGCGGGCCACAGCTTGAACATGTCGCGCTTGACAATGCCGCCCTCCTCGGGGTCGATGATCTCGGCGTAGATCTCCTGCCTGCCCAGCTTGGTTCCCTCGTAGGCGAGGATCTGCTTCCTGAAGTTGTCGGACAGGTTGCCAAGGTTGGCGTAGGTTGAGGCGGTGGTCATCACCACGTCGTCGCCCTCGCGGCCCATCAGCTCGATGATCAGGTCCTTGGGTCGGGGCGTGGTCGTGCAGATCATGCGGGTGCGCTTACCCAGTCGCATGCCGAATTGGATCTGGTCCCACGCCTCTTGGATGTAGTCCCACGCGGCCAACTCGTCGCACCACCCACCGTGGAACTGCGGCCCCCTGAAGCGCTCAGGCTCACTGGCGGGGATGCCCTTGATCAGGCTGCCATTGGTCAGGCGCAGCTCGTGGGCGGTCTTGTTGTAGTCGGCCACCAGCGACTTGGGGATGACCGTCATCAGGCCAGAGTCACCCTCAAAGCATGTGGCGCGAACGTCGGCGCTCGTTGGGGCGGCCACCAACCACCGTGTGCTGGGGTTCTCATAAGCCCACCACGCGATCTGCTCGGCGGCGGTGCGGGTCTTGCCAGCTCCACGGCCAGCCAGCATCAGCCATATGGACCACCAATCGCCGGGCGGCAGGATCTGGTGTCTGTGCTGGGTCTTGAACCAGCTCATGCGCCAAGCCCACGCTAACCGATACTCGGGGCTGGCCAACGCTAGATGCTTCTGCGTCTCTGGGTCAGCCACAATCTCGGCAATGTCAGTCATTCGCGTTAACCTGCTTGTTCAGCTCCACGTTCATGAGAAGGGTCGCAAGGTAGGTGTCAGCCTCTGATTGGATCTCGACCTTCATGGGGTTGTTGGGGTCACCAGCCAGCTCGAGCTTGTCGCCGTACTTCTTGGGCCTAAGCTTCATGGCCGTCCACTTGCGGGCCTCGATCCGATTCTTCTGCCATTGAAGGAAAGCGCCATCCAACTTGTGCTCGATCAGCGCCCCAGTGCGCTTGTCGGTCACCGCGATGATCTCGGGCTGCTCGTCGGCAATTGCGATGATTTCGTCGGCCAGTGTGTCGGCCTGCTCTTCCCGTGCGCGTGCGTACTGGTGGGCAAACTCGGCGTTTTTCAACAACCAATCGTAAATCGTCGTCCTGTCTGGCATACCCTCAGACCTTACGATCTCCCTCAAGCTCTCTCCCTCCGCTATGCGTATACATACGACCGAAGCTATCTGCTTATTGAAGATTGTTGGCCTTCCCATCTTCTTTGGGGCTTCTGGAGCTTTCGGCGGCGTGGCAGCTCCCTTGGCCTTAGCCTTAGGCTTTGGGGCTGCTGTAGCTCGTTTTGATGGCTTTGCGGCGGTTTCTGGCATGACCTTAGTCCTCGTCCGTATGTCGATGAGGCCAATGGTAACCGATTCGCTTAATTTGCGGGTGACTCGCTGTCCTCTATCAGCTCTTGCTGCTCAGGGGCGCGGTACTGCTCAATCTTTGTGCCTGCCGTGATCTGCTCAACCAAGTCATCCTGCGTTGCGACGCGAATATTGAACTCAGTGCTTGCGACGTGGTTCAAGGCTTGCTGACGTAAACTGGCCTTGACGAGGCGCGTGCCTTCTTGGCTGCCGTAGACGATATAGATGCGTTCTGCCATGTGACTCCCCGATTTGTTTTGTGGTCCCAGCCGCTTGTGCTGGTCGAAACCGATTCGGTTTCTCTTCGCTTTCGGATCGCTTGCAGTTCGCTATATGTTGTTGGTAGCCATAACCGATTTCTTCAAGGGACGACGTTAACCAGTCCTCGGTACTCAAGGCGGAGTGAACTCAGGTTTACCAACACGGCTGGGGACTGCCCACTCGCTTGCGAGGCGCTAGTTGGGTTGCACCCACAATCCCCATGCGTGATAGTTCCACTTGCGTGGAAACCGACTCGGTTTTGATTCGCTTAACGCATGATGTCGGGAGCCATGCATGCGGCGATCAAAAACAGAATAAACATTGTACCAATAAGCAGCTTATCTGACAACGACTCTTCAGGTTTTTTGTTTGGTAAATCTGACTTCATTTGGCTCATACCCCCATCGCTTGCATAACCGTTTCACCTTTTCGCTTTGCTTCTTCTTCTTACAGACAGCGCCCTTTGACGCCTCTTTGGCCTTCTGCTGTAGCTGCCTTGGCGTAAGGGGCTGCGGTGGGTCGGGGAATAGCCCGCTGAACCCTACCGCACCCAACACTGCACTGAAAATGATTTTGTCGATCAACTGTTCTTCTCCTTTTGTTCTGCTTCTTCTATAGCCTTATCTAAATCTTCAATATTTTTTCGCAACATATTTGCCCATTGCTCACAGGCTGGAATGTTGTCTAAATCTGTGTTCAAGTTCCACACAAGTGCATTTCTTACTTGTCGCATTACTTCTGTGCTCATGTGTTTAGCTCCTTAAGCTTGGCCTCTGCGGCTCGAATGTAAAAGCGTATGCCTGCGTGGTTATGTGCCAACCTAATCAACTCGCTTTCCTGTTCATAAGTCAGCCCTATCCATGCTCGGCGCGGTGGTGTCAGCAGCTTGGCACGCTGCGCTCTACGGTCCTCGTCGCGCTGCTCGTAAAGCCCCAATATGTCATAGCCGCCGTAGTCGTCTGAAAAGTCACCCATGCTGCTGCTCCTTGATTCTGGCCACCTTCACACGGATATGGCCCTCGCCCATGTGGTACATCAAACGAAGCAAGAATTCTTGCCCCATGTGGCTGCTATCGACCTCAATGGTGGCCTCGCGATATAACACAAGGCTATCGATGATCACCTTCGGGTTTTCGTAAGTGACCATATGCTCATGCACGCTGAAGGTGGGCAGATCGCTCATTCTGCGGACTCGCTGTCCTCTGCTGCCTCCTCCTCGGCCACTTCGGCCTCGTACTCTGCTTGGGCCTTGGCCACCAAACGCTGGATGTCCAATGTGACTAAACGATTGAATTCTTGCTGTGTCATGGTGCTCTCCTCAGTTGAAATATTTTGCAATTTGTTTTTCGATCTCCGACTCGTCCTCGTCTGTCAGCTTCTTGGCCAACCAAGGGGCAGGGCGACCACGACGATCGCACACTTCCCACTCGCTCTCGCTATAACCGTGGTAGTCCCAGTCGCTGGGGGCGTTGTAGTCGTAGGACCCTGCGGTGCTCTCGTACTCGATGACGCCAATGATGCAGGGTATGCCTGCCACGCGGGCCTTGATTTCTGCAATGTAGTTTGTCATTTCGCTGTTCCTTTTCGCTGTTGATGGTTTAATTGTAGCATAAACAACTGGGGCCGTAGCCCAATCGTTTTAGGCTAAATCCAAGTCCTTGATGTCTTGGCCCGATGCAAGCCTGCCGTTGGCGGCAATGCTGTACTCAATCTGCTCAAGGGTTGGTTTGTAGCAACTACCATAGTCAGTCCACTGACCAGACCGACGAGAACCTTCAAACCACACAACATAAATGTTGAGACCCCGAATTGCGGCCACCGTGTAGACCTGCGGATCAGCGTGTTCACCACGCACGATTAGCTGACCTAAACGGATTTGTTTGAGTGTGAGTTGTTTTGCCATTTTCGCTTTCCTTCGCTGTTACCTGACTATGCGGATTTGCTGTGTCAGTGAAGTTAGTATAACTCAAAGTTAAACGACGTCAACAACTTTATTAAATTATTTTCTAGGTATTTTCCCTACCCTTTGTTGTTTCCATGCGAAGGTGCGCCAGCAACACATGCAGGTCCTCGCCGACCTCGTTTTGCCAGCGCTCGATCTCGTTCAGGACGTAGCCGTAGCCAGCGTCAAAGCCTTTGATGTACTCAGACATCACGGTCTCCGATGCTGGGGCCTTGCAGCCCTTGTGCGCCCACATGAAGACGTCAAACTGGGCCAAGATGCTGTCGATGGAGTCGGGCATCTTGACCGCCTGCTGAAAGCCGCAGTGCTGGCACTCCATACACTGGGTGTTGGTGTTGTGAACGATGTGGTCGGTGATCATGCAACCACCCCCTGCCGAGCCTCTTGGCGGCCCCGCTCGAGCAGGCGGCGGGCCTCGGCCCTGTCGTGGATCTCTTCGGACTCTAAAATCGCCCTGATGGCCTGCGCAACGGCCTGCCCTGACTTGGGCGACTTGGCCGACTCGTATTTGTAGCCAAGGTCAATGTATGTGGCTTCGGCGTGCTTCATGCTGTGTACTCCAGTGCTTGCAATTTGCTGATGTTGTCGTTGATTTCGTTGACTGTCTTTTGATACTCGGCCATGACCTTTTGCTTTTGCTTTTCCAACGCGGCAATCTGCTGTGCGCGTGGATCAAAGTTATCAGGAACTTCAAACTCAATTTCTTGTTCACAAATGTGAGCACGATATTCAGTGTCATCAAACTTGTGAGAGTAAATAAGGTACTCGCCTTTGTCTTCCCACTCAAATTTTTGGTGGTGAACGTGGATTGTGACTTTTACTTTCATGATTACGCTTTCTGTGGTGCGTTGATGTAACCCTGCTCAATGAGCGAGGCGGCGGTGCGGCCAAAAAACCCTTGCAGTTGCCACGCAAGGCCCGTGTCAACAAGGTGCTGCCATGCAGCCAACACCTGCTCTTCGCTCTCGGCCTCGATGAAGCCCTCTGC